GCAAATAATGGCGGCGGCTTTGAAGAATATTCAGTCTCTTACGGATGAGGAGTATGACCGCTACCGTGAGATTCAGAAAGAGCGTTCTGTCAAAACCAAGGCCAACGGCGGTATGATTAAGGGGTTTAGCCCCATTGCTCGTCCACAGAGATTTAAAGGAATTTTTTAACATGGCACTACCTCCACAGATGGTTGAGTCTGCAATGGGCCCCGGTGGCCCTGCTGATTTAATGCCTGAAGAAATGCAGGTTGAACTTCCGGGGTTCGAGGACCAACTCCCGGAGGGTATTGAGCTTGTTGGCGAAGAGCAGATGGTCGAGGTTGAGACTGAGCAGTACGACCACAATGCAAACTTGGCAGAGGTTCTTGACGATTCTGTTCTTGGCTCTTTGTCCTCGGACCTTGGTCATAGCATTGATGAGGACAAGTCTTCCCGTGAGGATTGGGAGGAGGCGATTGCCAAGGGTTTGGGGTTACTTGGCATTAATTATCAGGAGCGCAATCAGCCGTTCCTTGGTGCTTCTGGTGTAACACACCCGCTTTTGTCAGAGGCTGTAACGCAGTTTCAGGCACAGGCATACAAAGAGATGTTACCACCGGGTGGTCCTGTTAAGACGCAGATTTTGGGTGTTCAGAGCCGTGAGGTTGAGGATCAGGCCCAGCGTGTTAAGGACTTTATGAACTATCAGATCACTGAGGTGATGGAGGAGTTTGATCAGGACACGGATCAGATGCTGTTCTATTTGCCGATCACTGGTTCGACGTTCAAGAAGGTTTACTTTGATCCGACACGGCAACGCGCTGTGTCCAAGTTTGTTCCGGCTGAAGATTTGATTGTGCCATACTCGGCCTCAGATCTGCGTACAGCGGAGCGTTACACACATGTCGTTCGTATGAGCGAAAACGAAATTCGTAAATTACAGGTAGGAGGTGTTTACCGCGATGTTGACTTATCTCCATCAGAAGATGATGAATCTGACACAACAATTAGAAGCAAGACTGACGAAATTCAGGGACTCCGTCCGGGATACAGTGATGAGTTTTATACTATATACGAAGTCCACGTTGATCTTGACCTTGAGGGATTTGAGGATCTGGACGAGATGGGTGAGCCTACGGGTATCCGCTTGCCGTATATCGTCACTATGGACGCTGATTCGGGACAGATTCTCTCGTTAGTACGGAACTATCGTGAGCAGGATCCGCTTCGTCGCAAGCGTGATTTCTTTGTTCACTACAAGTTTTTGCCGGGCTTTGGGTTTTACGGGTTCGGTTTGTTGCACATGATTGGGGGGTTGAGCCGTGCTGCGACATCTATTCTCCGTCAGCTTATCGACGCTGGCACGTTATCGAATCTACCGGGCGGCTTTAAGGCACGGGGCGTTCGTATCCGGAATGATGATGAGCCTGTTAATCCGGGTGAGTTCCGCGATCTTGATGTTCCCGGCGGTGATATTCGCAATGCTCTTATGCCACTCCCATACAAGGAGCCTTCTGGCACGTTGGCTCAACTACTCGGGGTGGTCGTTGATTCAGGCCGACGCTTTGCACAAGTTGCAGACACAAAGGTCGCGGATGTCAACTCACAAGCTCCCGTGGGAACAACAGTAGCACTGATCGAGCAAGGCTCGAAGGTTATCTCGAGCATTCACAAACGTCTGCATTACGCTCAGAAAGCTGAGTTCCGTATGCTGGCGGAGATCTTTGCTAACAATCCAGTGCCGTATCCGTATCAGGTTGGTCAGAACATCAACCCACAGATTATGGCGCAGGACTTTGACGGGCGTGTAGATATTCTCCCAGTCTCTGACCCGTCAATCTTTTCTATGGCGCAGCGCCTGTCTTTGGCACAGACACAGTTGCAGCTTGCACAGGCCGCGCCGCAGATGCACAATTTGTATGAAGCCTATCGGCGGATGTATGATGCGCTCGATGTTAAGAACATCGACGCTATTCTGCCGGCACCACAGCCACCACAGGCGATGGATCCAGCGATGGAGAACTCGAATGCCTTGAAGGGTATTCCTAGTCAGGCTTTCAAGGAG